TAGCGTTTATAGTGCACCTCGCGATTGAAAGAGGGTCATGGTTGTTAGGTGTTCTGGCGTTCTTTGTACTTATAGCGATTGCGAGTATAGCGGTTGTTATCCAAGAACGGTTGGAGGCTGAATGAACTTGAGCGACTTTATAGCGCACGAGAACGTAGACAAGCGCATCGAAATACAAGAAGCTATCAGACAGCTCGGTCACACCGACCGGGCTGTTCTGTATCTGTGGGTGATAGGGTACACGCAAACTGAAATTGCAAACATATTCGGATTCAGCCAGAGCAAAATATGCAGAATATTGGGTAACTTGCATAAAAGTATCAATAAGCCTGTTGTAGTTAACAGGAACTATTGTGAAAACTAAACGCTGTATTTGCGGAAAAGTTATAACAAGCCAATTTTACTTGTGCAGTAAATGCCAAGAAGAATATGGAGTTGACCGCACTAAATGGCCGGAGTGGCTTGCCTTTATGGTTTCAGACATAGAGCGTGAGAGACGACAAAATATAAACGCAGAACAAAAAGAAATCACATTTTCTGATCTTGGGATAGACATTGCTGATGGTTCAGAAATTAGTTTACATTGAAACAGAGTCAACTACGCGCGGCAGAGCCAGCGGACCAAAGTTGAACATATGAGCCTGCCGGTGGGCTTTATTCACCGGAGTAATTATTAGACACTCGGAGGCTTGAATGGATTGGATGCCAGTTATCAGTAAAGTATTAGAAGCGGTATTGATCGCAATATTGCCGCCACTTGCGGTTGCTTTGGTTAGCCTTATTCTGGGCTATGCAAAGGAACTCTGGGCGCGCGCAAGGCTATTGAGTCCGGCAGTGACGGAGTACATTGAGCTTGCCGCCGAGTTTGCGGTGCAAGCGGCAGAACAGGCGGGAGCGGCTAACTTGATTGCGGATAAGAAGGCTTATGCGCTTGAGATTGCCGAACGCTGGCTTGAAGCGCACAAACTGTTTGTTGACTTGAACCTGGTTGACGCGGCTATTGAAAAGGCTGTGGCGGAGCTATTCCCTAATCAGGGTGCGGGATGAGCGAGAACGTCTGGGTCGCAATCATAGCAGCGGTGCTGGGCGGAGGCGGCTTAGGCGCGGCTATTGTGAATGCGCTTGCTAACCGCAAGAAGATCCAGGCTGACTGTGTAGCAACGCTATCGACCGCATACGAAACGAGGCTGAACGCTCTCAATAAGCGGGCGGATGATTTGGCGGCGAAGGTGGATGTCTTAGAGGCGCAAGTGTCAGGCTTGCGTTCTGCATTATCAGACAGGGAAGCAATGATCGTGAATTTGCAGCAGGAAAATGTTGATTTGCAGGCGCAAGTGGACAAATTGAGCAAGGTGGTCAACAACAAGGACCGGCGTATTCGTGAGCTCGAAAAGCAGGTGAAAGAGTTGACAGAACGGCTTGACGCTATGAACGGCAACGGCGATGGTGACTGACTTCATCGGTGGGCGTGAGTGTTTGTGGACGTGGTCGCGGTTATTGGTGAAAACGAGGGCGATCTGGCAGAGCCGGTAGCAGTCGAGTTTGAAGCAGAGATGCGACAGGTGAAGTCAATGGCGGATGGCACGTACAACATCGTGCTGAATGTGCCTGAATACTGCTTACCGCAAGTTCAAACGATGATGGGCTGGCTGAAAGAGTTAGTCCATATTGTTATGGCTAACGAGGAAGAGTAGCCCTGATAGCAGGTAGTTAATGGCAAGACAGCGAGACGAAAAAGGCAGATTTATCAAAGGGCATTCTGGCAATCCTACTGGACGGATGCCAAAAGATCGTGAGATCAAGTTTTACGACTTGACCGTTTCTGCTGTTTCTGAAGAAGACTGGATTGGCATTGTCAAAACAGCGGTTAGGCTGGCGACAAAGGGCGATGCTCAAGCGCGTAAATGGCTATCAGACTATCTGGTTGGATTGCCACAACAAAAGGTGGACTTAACCACGAATGGCGAAAACATCAATTCGATTGGGATAACGGGAGTAGATTATCGATCTGCAATTACCAACCTTGCGCCCAGATCAATGGGAGATAGCGGCTCATCCAGCGAAAGTGAAAGTGCTTTCAATGGGGAGACGGTGGGGTAAGACCATATTGGGTGGCGCAATTTCGCTTGCAACAGCTTCACAAGGTGGAAGCGTGGCTTGGATTGTACCTACTTACAAAAATGGACGCGCTCTTTGGAGATTCGCTGAAAATGCAGTTGCACCTTTACGCAAAGCAAAACTGGCAAGCGTGAACAGAACGGAACGCACAATCGAGTTTATCAACGGCGGTGTATTTGGGATCCATTCAGCGGATAACGAAGACAGCGTGCGCGGTGAAAGTTTCAACCTGGTTATTTTGGACGAAGCGGCGCGAATATCAGAGACAGCATGGACGAGCGCGATTCAACCTACGCTTGCAGACCTGGACGGTGATGCGATTCTAATCAGCACACCTCGCGGGCGTAACTGGTTCTGGCAGGAATATCAACGCGGCATCAATGATGGCGTTCATCAAAAGTCATGGACTGCTCCGTCAAGTGCGAACCCTAACAAACGCATTCAAAAAGCAGCGGAACGCGCTAAAGAACGCGTGAACGAATTGACTTATAGGCAGGAATGGTTAGGCGAATTCGTAGATGCTGAAGGCTTGGTTTTTAGGCGCGTGCAAGAGGCCGCTGTTCTGGACCCGCAAGAGCCGCAAGAAGGCAGACAGTACGTGGCCGGCGTGGACGTGGCGGCGAGTGTGGACTTTACCGTTGTTAGCGTGCTGGATGCTGAATCGAAAGAGATGGTCTACATGGACAGGTTCAACCGCGTGGATTACCCGGTGCTGATTGACCGTCTTGAGAGCGTGTATAGCCGTTATGGACTGACAAGCATGGTGGTCGAGGCTAACTCGATAGGCAGGCCGGTTATTGACGAGCTGGTGACGCGGGGCTTGAATATCGTGCCATTTACAACGACTTCAGCAACAAAGCAGACTGTTATTCAAAACTTACAGAACGCCTTTGAAAATGGGCTGATTCGGGTCTTAGACGAGCCTGTATTAATAGGCGAGCTATTGAGTTTTGAGGCAAAGCGCAATGCTAGCGGGTCATTCTCTTACAGCGCGCCTTCTGGAATGCATGACGATTGTGTTATGAGCCTGGCTATTGCGTGGCACGGGGTAAGCAATGGGGGGATTATCTTATGGATGGATTAAGGGAGGTCAAGTTGACTGATTCTGTAAAAACAATAACGAGTGTACCCGGCTGGGTAGACCTCCTGACATCGGACGGCGTGCCTGATTCCGTTGCCACTTTGTACAAATACGTTCCGCTACTGTTCCGGGCGGTGCAATTGCGATGCGATGCTATCTCAAGCGTGCCGGTCAATATTTATCGAGGCGAAGAAAACGAGGTTGACTGGCCTTATCCTACGAAACTCGGAAACCTGCTTTGGCAATGGGAAGCGTCTAACCTTCTGGCAGGCGCGGCTTACGGCGAGATTGTCACGAATAAGTCAGGCTTCCGCAAAGACATCAAGTACCGTAATCCGTTCGACATGGATGTCAAGTACACCAAAGGCGTGTACGAATTCAAGCAGAACTCAAGCGGGGCGGTCTGGCACAATGAGCCTGAAGCGGGCAAGTACCAGATGCTTTACATCAAAGAGTTTGATCCGACTCAAGACACGGGTCCAGGCATCGGCGCGGCTAAAGCATCGAACATTGACGCAAAGTTGTTGTACGCGATAAGCAAGTTTCCAGAGATGTACTTTGAGGGTGGGGCCATGCCGGTCACTTTGCTGGGCATTGACTCCAATGACCGCAACGAAATCGAGCGCATTCAAAACTGGTTTAGGCGTTCGGCTACGGCGATCAAAAACGCCTTCCGGGTGCTGGGCGTAAGAGCTGGCTCTATCACGCCGGTCACGTTGACTCCACCGTTGAAAGACTTATCGTTCCCGGAATTGAATGAGATAGCCAAAGACAATATTTCAATGGCGTTTGGCATTAAGCAGACATTATTGGATTCAGAGGCGGCCAACTATGCAACGGCACAGGAAGACCGGCTCTCATTTTACGAAGACACGATCAAACCGCGAGCGCGTTTATTCGCAGACGCATTGAATGAGCAACTATTAGCGCGTGACGGTTTGCGCTTGGAGTTCAAGTTCAGCGAGATGGACTTATTCCAGGAAGACGAGAATGCCCGTGCTGACTTACTGAATAAGTTCGTGAGCGCAGGCTTGCCGGTGGAAGTCGCGCTGAATCTGGCCGGCTACGAGCTGACAGACGAGCAGGCTTCAATGCTGGAATCGCATCAAGAGCAGTTAGACAACCGCATTGACGAACGCTTGCCGGTTGATCCACAGGAAGCCGAATTGCGCAAGTGGCAGAAGTTTGCAGAAAAGCGGGTCAAAGAGGGCAAGGAGTTGCGCGAATTTGATACGAGCGTTATTGAACCTTCGTTGCACGGCGCGATTAGTGGAGCATTGGAAGGCGTAAAGACGGCTGAAGAAGTCAAGCGCATATTCGATTCAGTTATTGAGTGGCGAGGTTACCCATAGTGGACGTTCTGAACCGAGACGAGCTGGAACGCCGGTTAGCACGCGTTATATCAAAAGACTTGCGTGCTGAAATGAACAAGTTGCTTGACTTGTTAGGCGACCCGCCTGAATTGAGCAAAGTGCCTTACGAGTATTGGCAAAACGGCTGGAAGGAAATCCGCAAAGACGTTGAGCCTATTCTGGTAGACACCTTTTCACAGCAGGCACTCGGACTTATGGATTATGTCGGGATTGGTGCTGATTGGGCGCAATTCAACATGATTGCGGCTGATTGGGCGCGTTCCTACGCTTACGATCTGGTAACCGGCATGGAAGGCACGACCCACCGCACGCTTGAAAAACTATTGCAGAAAAACGTACCGGGTTACTTTGAAGAAGGCTTGACCTCGAAAGAGTTGGCCGTAAGGTTAGAACCGCAATTTGGGGCAGTTAGATCAGAGATGATAGCTGTGACCGAGACGACACGGGCAGCGGTTGAAGGCGAACGCGCTTATGTACAAGAGTTAGTCAAAGAGACTGGTAAAGAGATGATTCCTATCTGGCTAACCGCAAACGATGACAGGGTTTGTGTTATTTGTGGCCCAAAGAATGGGAAGCCTATCACAGACGGGCAATTTCCACCAGCGCATCCGAGATGCAGGTGCGGGGTTGCTTGGGAGTGGCCTAAGGAAGTGAATAAATAATGGACATTCACGTTGAAGGCGCAGAACAATTGATCGCCAAGCTGACTACGGTTCAGCAGTTCAATAAGGTGAAGGCAGCGATAAGCCAGGAAAGCGTAATGCTTACCGGCAAGCTGAAGCATTATCCGCGCAAGACTTACACGCCTAACCCGCTCATCAAGAGCAATCCGAAAGTCAGGCGGGCGTTCTTTGCCAAAATGAAGGCAGGCGAAATAAGCGTGCCTTACAGACGGAGCGGTGACTTGCGCAAGCATTGGACAGCGACATCGAGTTTAGGCGGGTGGACGGCAACTATTGGTAACAATCTCGGATATGCACCGCTGGTACAAGGATGGGAAGATCAAGTCAAGCGTCACCAATGGAGCGGTTGGCTTACTGATAAGGGCGCAATGAACGTTTATGGTCCAAAGATAAAACAGCGCATTATGAAAGCAATTGAAGAGGAGTTGAGAAATGTCTAAGGAAACACAGGCGGCTAAGGAATTGCAGGTCAAGATACAAGTGCCGAACACAATCATCGAGCGGAGTGAGCCGGCTGAAAAGCGGCTGAAGGCCGACGTTGAATACGAGCCAATGGACTGGCGTGTACTGGGCATCCCTTACGGTGGACCCGTGAAAGGGCGCGACTTGGACGGCGAGGCATTTTCAGCTGACACAGATATCTGGCTGAAGGTGGGTGACTTTGTCAACCTAACCTACTATCACGGCTTTGAGCCAGACGAGCCGGGCAAGATGCAAGCGCAACCGGCGTTGATCGGCAGGGCTGAATACACCGGAGCAGACGAACGCGGTCATTGGTTTGAACCGATGCTTGATTTGGAAGAGCCGCTTGCCAAACGACTGGTAGACGCGGGCGTTGAAAAGTTACGAGCGTCTTCCGGCGCGGTGAATCACCTGGTTAGAAAAGCGGACGGCGGAGTTATCACGACTTGGCCTGTTGGCGAACTGGCATTATTTGACACAAATGAATGGCGAAAACCGGCAAATGACTTTGCCGTAATCGAAGCGAAAGCCGAGCTAATCACGGAGGCGATCCCGGAGGCTGAAGAATCAGCGGTGGATGCGGTTGAAGAGCTGGTTGAATCGCAAGAAACAATCAAAACAAATCAACCTATTTTGGAGGAAAACATGGACGAAGAGAAAATCGTCGAAGAAGTAAAGGCTGAAGAGCCTAAAGTGGACATCAAAGCAGAATTTGAGTCCATGAAAAAATCCTTGCTGGAAGAGCTGAAGGCTGCACCCGGCGAGGTCAAGGGCGTTCCCACTGTAAAATCGGCTAAGGAATCACCCTCATTTATCAAAGCTATGTTGGCTTGGGCGCAGGGCGACAATCCTCGCGGTTTCAAGGGCAACGATCTGGAACTCAAGGGCGCTTGGCAGGGGCAGACCGACAATGAAGGCGGTTATGCTGTGCCTGATGATTTCTATAATCGCATTGTTGAGCAGCGACAGGAATTGTCGTTTGTTCGGCGCGCTCCCGTGACCCGCTTGGTGACTAATCATGACCGTATCCTCATCCCAACCGAAGCCACCGCTGGCACCAAGTTAGTTGTGACCGCTGAAGAAGCCGCCTACGACGAAAACGAGCCGGTGTTCGGGCAGGTTGCGCTGACTATCCACAAGTTCACCAAGATGGTCAAAGTCTCGGAAGAAATGTTGGATGGCGACGCCGTTGGTTTGGAAGCCTACATCGCTTCCGTTGTGGCGCGCGCTTCTGCCGCTGCCGAAAACTACTACTGCTCAATCGGTACTGGCACTGGTATGCCTCAGGGCATCGTGGCTGGCGCTACTGCTTCCGGTATCACTACCGCTGCTGCTACTGCTATTACCGCAGCCGAATTGATTTCGGCGATGGGAACGGTGGAATCACCTTATCACAATTCCAGCTCCGGTTTCCTGATGAAGGGAGCGACTAAGTTCTACCTGCAAGGGTTGACTGGTAATAACTTCCAATTCATCAACACTCCGGCTGGTGGCGATTTCATGGGTTATCCCGCTTACATCGCTCCCGACATGGGCGGCGTCGCCAGCGGACAAAAATCCGTCGTCTTTGGTGACTTCTCAATGTACGCATTCGCAGAGCGCGAGGGCGTCACACTGAGCCGTAACCCCTATCTGTACCAGGCTAATGGACAGGTTGGTTTGTTCGTCAAGCAGCGCTTCGGTGGTGCTGTCCTTCAGACCCTCGCCTTCAAATACCTGTTGCAGCACTCTTAATCCTGAAAGGACTCTGATATGAACCTATTAGGAAGAACAAAAATTGTCCAATCGGTTGCGCCTGTGACTTCGGACGCAGCGCTGACCGAAACTGAGATTGACTGTACCGGTTTTGACCGCGTCTGTCACATTATCAATGTTGGCGCAATGACCGCAAACGGCACTTTTGATTACAAGGTGCAGGAAGATTCGGCTACTGGCATGTCAAGTGCCACCGATGTAACTGGTGCGGCTTTGACGCAGGTCAAAGCTGCAACCGGCGCAAGTAAGGTGTATGCGATCGACATGCCCGTAAATCCTGCCAAACCGTTCCAGAAAGCAGTTGCCGCTTGCGGTGTTGCCAATGTGACCGTTGGTGCAATTGCCGTATTGTACGAAGGTTCGGGCACATTCCCGAAGACCGCCGCAACACAGGCGATCATCCTCTAAATCTGTGGGGGTCAAGAAGGGGCGGACTCAGTTCCGCCCCAAGACCCTCGAAAGTGAGATGTATTTATGGCAACTCCACAAGTTGTAACGATAACGCAAGATAGCATTGAGTACCCGATTCAGAAAATCGAGTGGGATTGGCTGTGTACTGATTTAGGCGTGGTTGAAAGTACCGCATCTGGTTGGTATTGCGGAAAGATTGTCAGAGCAATTCTGGCTTCAGACGACGCTCCAACTGCACCGACAAACGCCTATGATGTGACTATTGAAGATGAAGACGGATACGATATTTTGAGCGGTGAAGGCGCGGATGTAACCAGCGCGACAACTGTTCAGGTTGTTGATCCAACTAAAGTGCTTTATGTGAGGTCAAACAAATTGACTTTGAAAGTGGCGAATGCAGGTAACGCAAAGGGCGGTGTGGTTACGCTCTACCTGTTACGCGCCTGATTGGAGTAACTATGAAAGTGAAAATCCTTGTACCGTTCCGGTTTGAAGTTGACCGAAAAGTGGTTGAGTTCGAGCCAGGAATTGCGGAGCTGCCTGACGAATCGGTTGATGCTTTTCTCAGGGCGCGCTATATCGCTCTGATTGAAGACGAACCGGCGATCAAGATATTGGGCAACAAAGCCAAAGCGGAAGTAAAGGCGGTCAAGTAACATGGCATACGCAACTTCCGTGCAGTTGAAAGACTATTTAGGTATTACATCAACGGTGGTGGACGACAATCTGCTTGGCGATCTGATTACGCGCGCGGAAGGCTTGATTGATGCTTATACCGGACGAACATTCACAGCCGTCACCGCCACGAAATACTTCGGCAAGAATTGCACGGACGGGCAGGATTTGATGCTTTACGGCGAAGACCTGCTGACTGTCACCAAGCTCACGAATGGCAACGCGGTGGAAGTCGCGAGCGGCAATTATCGCCTCTTTCCCCGCAATGACAGCCCGAAGTGGCTTATCCGTTTGGACGAGTCGCAATCGTGGAACTTCTCGGACGGCGATAGCGAAATCAGTGTGGCTGGCACGTGGGGGTATAGCGCGACCGCTCCGGCTGACATCGTTCATGCCTGTATCAGGCTCGCGGCTTTTCTTTATCGCCAGAAGGACACCAGCGCTGACATTGACCGCCCGATGATAACAGGGGATGGGGTAACGATTATGCCGTCCGCTTTGCCGGCGGATGTGACACGGGTATTAGACCGGTATAAGAGGCGGATAGTATGAGCGCAATTACAAATGTTTATTCGTCTCTCTCGGATTTGTCTATTAGCATGGCAAGTGGAGTTATTCCTTATGCCTACGATCTGGACGAATTGCCAGAGTCTATTACTACCGCGCAACTGCCGTGCCGGCTGTTACTGCCGGTTGCAACGATGCCGGGTGAAGGGCGCGAGGGCATGCACATTGCAATTGGAACCGCTATGTCGATCAACTGGCAGATAACCGACTTGATGCTTTGGCAGCCGTCCGAACAAGGACTGGGTTTGCGTGAGTTTGCGCCGAAGTTGGTGGAGTACTCAGGCAAGTACCTGGACGGGATGCGGACTTGGGGAAAATGCCCGACTTCAAACACAACCTTGCAGAGCGTGTCTATTACGCCGGGTGAATACGAGTGGCCGCGAGGATCGGGGCGCTTTTATGCCGGCGTGCTATGTTTATTACAAGTATTGGAGGTAGTCAGTGGCTGATTGTTACGTTTATCAGGGAAATGGCTACTTCGTGGGACTGCCAGCGCGCGATTTGGACGCGGACGAGTGGAAACAGTTCCCGAAGGAGCTGACGAAAGCCGCGCTCAGCGCAAAGATGTACAAACTTGAGAAGGTGAAGGTTGAGATCAAGGCAACCGAACCAGAGGCAGATTGCGGATGCTAACCGGACTTGCCAAATTAGAAAATTATGAGGTGAAAAATGCTTAATGCACATAATGTATTACAACTCGGCTGGCAGAGTGCTTTCGGCACGGCAAACGGAACGGCAACCCGCAAGCTGCAGAACGTGTCCAGCTTCAAGCTGCGGCCGGAACTCGAAACCCGCGCGCTTGACCAATTACGGGGCACGATGGCTCCGACACACCAGACCACGCTTGACCGCTATTTATCCAGCGCAACGGCTGAGACGAGCGATACCGACTTTGAGGAATTGAACTATTGGCTGGAAATGCTTTTCGGCACGGACGCAACTCCGACCGGTGCTGATCCATATGTTCGGGATTATGCCGCGCCGCTTACAACCGCAGTCACGCCACACTTTGCGACCTTGCAATTCGGGCAGACTGGTGGAGTCTGGCAGATGCAGGATGCAAGCGTCACGAGCCTGACGCTTAGCGGCGCTGCCAACTCCGGTGTGAGTGTGGGCGCGTCATTGATGGGCGGCAAAGTGGTTGCTGGCACGCTGGCTACATTGCCTGACTTGACCACCGGCACGCGCATGACCGGCTGTATGGCTTCGGTTGCGATTGAAACTTGGGATGGCGTCACTTTCGCTCCGCTGGCTTCGAGCGCGTTCAGTTGGGAATTGAGCGTCAATGCTAACCGGGAGTATCACAATTTCCTGGGCGAATGCACCCCGACCGCATCCTACGATAACAAGTGGAGCGGGCAATTGAAGCTCAGTTTGGAACTCAACGATTCGACTGATGATTATTTGATTGCCATGCTTGCGGCTGCCAACACAATTCTGGAAAAGCAAGTCAGGATCAAATACACCGTTGGTTCTGCCGGGACTTTGCGTGAGATGGTGTTGACCTTTGCAGGCCACACAATGCAAGCGCCTGAGCTATTCCAGGATAAGAACGGTTTGATGACCTACGATCTGGTGTTGGACGGCGTTTACAACCCGAAACTGACCAACTGGCTGACTATTCAGACCACATCTAAGTTGCAGACTGTCTAAGGGCTAACATGGAATTCGAACACGAAAAGTTTGGCAAGTGCGTCGTTCTTGACCTTACACAAAAGATGCTTGAAGACTTTCACCGCGATATGAGGCAAGACCTCGAAGTGCCATTGTCGGTATGGCGTGGGGATAGCGTTAGAAGCGCGGTAAAGCACAATATTATGACCGAACCGAAGTGGACGCCCGAGGACGTAGACAACGCAAAGCCGGCTCACATTGTTTGGCTTGCAGAGTGTATAGCGAAGGTCATTGCGGAGGCGATGAATATTGACCCTTTATCCTAATCCACGCGGCGGATTATGCGGACGGAAAGCGACCCGACATGCCCGCCTTGCTTGAGCTCGCAGTCAATTGCGAGAACTACCGCGCCTTGCCTTACTCAGGCGGCGTGATGGAGCAACCGGCGGGCTTATTGCGCAAGTTGAGACAGGTCGGCAATGTATACCGGGCGTTCCGGGAATATGAGCGCAAAGGCAACGTGCCGGGTGAAAGCGCAAAGTGGAAAAAAGAGCACACGGATATTTGGAACATCGTAAGCCAGGTAAATGAATTGAGAGTGAAGTATGGCTGATCTGAAAATAGTAATTAGCGCGCTGAATAAAGCCAGTGGCGACCTGAATAAGGTTAAGCAGGATATATCCGGCATAAAAAGCGAAAGTGAAACTGGCGGCGGCGCAGTTGAAGGCTTTGGCGGCAAGCTCGAAGGTTTGATGGGCAAGGCTCTGATTGTTGCCGGCGCTGTTGCCGGTGTTGCTGCTGCTATTGGCGAAGTTTATGAATCAGCCAAAGAAGCTGCCGAGCTTGATTATGCCAGAGACAAATTTGACGCGCTTTCAGAGGCAATTGGCACTACTTCCAGCCTGTTATTGAATGACATGCGCGAGGCCACTTCCGGGCTGAAAAGCGATGCGGAATTGATTGAGGGCGCAGGGCAAATAATGGCTCTGGGCTTAGCCGATTCTCACGAAGAAGTGTTGAGACTTGCGACTGTGGCAGGTGAACTCGACATGAACATGAATCAGCTTGTCTTGACATTGACAAACCAAACTACCATGCGTTTTGATGCTTTGGGTGTGAGTGTTGCCGGCTTTGACGAAAAAGTGAAGGCGTTAGAAGCAAGCGGCATGAGCGCAAGCGAGGCTTTTTCTGAAGCGTTTTTACAGCAGGCGGAAGAGCAAATACGCAAAGTTGGAAGTGTCGCGGACAGCTCGGTTGGCAGCTTCGCTCTTATGGAAGCCGGAATGAAGAATTTGGGGGATGCCTCAAAAGCGAACCTGCTTGATACGGTTGAACCGGCAATTTCAGGTATTGCTAAATGGATGTCCGAATTAGGAACTTCCGCTCAAAATGAAAATGCTTTCAAAAACATGGTTGAAGACATGGAAGCGGCTGGGTTGAGCACATTGAAGTTCAAGCAGGCGGTTTATCTGTTACGCGGTGAAATGGGCAATATTAGCGACACCGAAAGATTTGCAGAACTCCTGGTTGAGGAAGAAGGTAATCTAAGCCGACTGAAAACAAAAACCGACGAATGGGCTTCTTCAAACTACGAAGGCGCGGACGCTGCCAGAGAAGCAAGCGCGGCGGTTGATGCAATGACCGGCTCAACCGACGAAATGACGGAGGCTACCAAAAAAGCAGCTGAAGAACAGGCGAAGCTGAAAGAGCAACTTGATGGCGTTACTTCACTTGACAACAATTACAGGGGCATTATAAAACTTGCAGAACAATATACCGACATTCTTGATGAAATTGCCGATATTCAAGAGCAGATGAAAGACCCTGATTTAGGTGCAGAAGAATATACAGAACTTGAGGGAAAACTCGAAGACCTAAAAGGCACAATGACGGAACTTGCCAACCAGGTCACGCTTGACATGTTCCAAGCGACAATTGCTGTCGGTGGGGTTACTGAAGCAGAATTAGCCGCTTACTTCCAAATGGCGATTGACATGGGGCTTATATCCGAAGAAGGCGCTCAAGCCGCGATGGATGCTTATGGGTCAGCTATTGAAACCATCAACGGCTACAAAATTGACGACAAAACTGGAAACGTGATTATTGACGCTGCAGAGGCTTATGCAACGTTGGTAATGATCCAACAGATGCAGATTGCGGACAAAACAGGCAATATTGACATTTTTGTCAAGTATCACGGAACAACGCCGAGCGGTGGTTACGATCCTTACGAAAACTACACCGGGCCGGGCGGGGCTGTTGGCATGGCAGTGCAAGCTGGCAACCCTTACACCTGGCAGGAGTACGGATACAAAGGCGAGCTATTTGTACCATCCAGCGACGGGTATATCTTGAGCCGGGCGGATGCGGAACGGGCTTTGAGCAAAGCGCTCACGACTGGCGGGGACGGTATGGACGCGGAGGCTATCGGCAAGGCGGTTGCAAAGGCAATAGCGAACGTGGTAAGCGGGAAGAGCGGAGGTGGCAACGTCTACAACCTGATAATGCCGACGAGCAGCAACCCGGCGGACGTGAGGACAGCATTCGAGTTAATGGAGGCGTGGGGCGCATAATGACAGCACCAGTTTTAGCACATAAGAAGTTTTATATCATCAAGCCGGCGGAAGGCACGAACCAACTCAAGAATCCGATATTCTCACCGCCCGACCATGAAGAAGATTGGTCGGCTTCAGGCGCTGGTGTCACGATTGAAAAAACCGGCGATGAGCAGAGATTCGGCTCTTATTGTATGCAAGTCAATACCGCAACAGGCGTGGCAAGCGCGGCATATTATTCAACAGCATTTGTGAGCGGCAATACCTATACTTTTAGCGCTTATGTCAAAGGCACGGCTGGACAAGCGATGCGGCTTTACATTTGTCACAATGTATCACCTTATACGGTCAGAGCGACAGAAACGTTTACGGCTACAGGCTACTGGCAGAGGAAAGAGGTTACCTGGACTTCCACAGTTACCGGCAATCAATGGGTTGTTGTTTCCAGAGACGCCACCGCCTCCACCGACCCGTTCTACGTTGACGGCGTTCAGTTTGAGCAGGCTTCCGCAGCGACCACGCTCATTGAAGGCTACATGCCCGGCTGTCGCTGGGAAGGCTACGCCCGCAACTCAAAGTCCATCCGCTCCGCGCAATACCGCAAGGGCGGCGAGATTGTTGATCTATCCGACTATTGTGAGATTGTTCAGGTCACCGGCTTGGGTCACGGCGATTGGAATCAGATTCTAACCAAGATGACTTCCGGCGGGGATATGTACCAAACGCACACCCGCAAGAGCCGCAACTTCTCGATTGTCGTTGACTTCACCGGCAACTCATTAAGCGAGATTGAGGCTAACCGCAAGGCCGTCATTGACCTTATCCGCCCCGACCTATTGACCGGGCAAGAGATGATAGTCCGCTATCAGGGCGTTGACGTGAACGGCGATGAAGCGACCCACCCGGTTGACATCGTTTGCGTGCCCCTACCCGCCACTTTGACCGACACGCCTGACTTGCCGAGCTACCAGCGGGCGGTGCTGAACTTCACGATTCCGTCGGGCTTGCTGAACGGCGCTTATAACGAGGGCTCGGAGCTTGACTGGATTGCCGACTTCCCGGCTGAATTTATTGTCAAGCGAGACCCGGACGGGAATTGGTGCGAGTGGGGCGGGAGTGCTTACGAGAGCCTGATTACGGGGCTGAATGGTGGTGTTACTTGCATGGCTGAAGGCCCGGACGGCAAGATTTACGTAGGGGGCAACTTTACTGATGCTGGCGGAGTTACAACAGCCGATAAACTGGCACGCTGGAATCCAGTAACTGAAGAGTGGGAATCGGTTGTGGCGGCGATTAATAACACGGTCAGCACGTTGTCATTTAATGCTGAAGGGGATTTGTATATTGGAGGTTCATTCACAAATTTAGGAAGTACAGACGGCGATTATATTGTAAAGATAACAGACTTGGACGGCACACCAACTGTCAATGCGCTTGGGACTGGCTTAAACGGGAATTGTTACGCTATCGTAATTGCGCCAAATGGCGATGTTTATGCAGGTGGACATTTTACTCTTGCAGGCGGCGTGGCTAACACATCTTACATTGCCATGTGGAACGGAACTACGTGGACCGCATTGTCTACGGGGTTGAATGCTTATGTCGGTGCGCTCGCCTTTGCGCCTAACGGCGATTTATACATCGGCGGTGTATTCTCCGATGCCGCTTATCCTTATTTATGCAAATGGAACGGAACAGCGTTTTCAGCCGTTGGAACTGCCGGTGATATAGGCGCAGGCGTCTATTCGCTTGCTTTTGCCGAAAATGGTTTGCTTTATGTCGGCGGATCATTTACTAATGCGGGTGGCATTACTAACGCGGATTACATAGCGAAATGGAACGGGTATAAATGGAACTCACTTGGAAGCGGAACAAATGGCGCTGTTTGGTCTGTTGTAATCAACGCCGGTACTGTTTATATAGGAGGACAGTTTACCACCGCTGGCGGATTGACGATTACAGACCGTATTGCAATTTGGTCTAACGGAGCGTGGCAACCGCTTGATATAGATTTACCCGGTAGTGGTAATACTCGCTCATTTTTGAAAGCCTCAGACGGCTCTTTGTACATCGGCGGATATTTCTCAACCACCCTTGCAAGCGAAAACGCCGAGTGCGGGATTATATCAGACCGAGTCTATGAAATCGGTGTGGCAAGCGCAAGCGCGAACACATACCCGTTCATGCAAGTTCGTGGACCGGGAACGCTCAAGGCTATTACCAACTATTCGACTGGCAAGTCGATTATGTTTGACGGGCTGACTTTGAACGCTGGGGAGTGGATTAACCTTCACTTCGACCCGCTCAACTTGCGATTCTACGGCGGTTGGTCGGGTAGGGGTAACCTGATGCGCTACATCGTGCCGGGTAGTGATTACGGGGATTTCTACCTGATGCCGGGAAGCAACTTGCTCTCGCTGTTCATGACCGATTCAACCACCGATTCCGGCGCGTTCATGAGTTGGACGCCCTTATTCTGGGGCATTGACGGGGCGCTGTTATGAGATACGAGTTAGTCTGGTACACGCATGAAGGCGTTAGGAAGGGTGTAATTCAAGCGTTCAATTCGCTCGAATACATAAAGACCCAGAACGCTATTGGAAGTTTAGTCGTCAACCTGCCGCGCGGGCTGTTGCAATACGATCAGTTTAGCGTGGGGGATATATTCGAGGTGTGGCGGGAGAAGGGCGGCGTGCTGGAGCTTCAGAACGAGACCGCCTACTTTTTGCAAAACTGGGAGTTCTGGACGGACGGCGATGGCGCGGAGTATATCCAGCTGACAGCCTTTGACGCTAACTGGCTACTCGACACGGCTATTGTGTGGGCGCCGGCAGGGAGCACAGATTCTGCTAAAACTGACTATCCCGACGATATGATGAAGGTGATTGTTGACCGGCATCTCGGCTCTGGAACAAGTGGTACACGCCAGAAGTTAAGCGTTGCACCAGAATTGAGTGCGGGTGGAGCAACTATTACAAAAGCCTTTGCTTACCGGAACGTGCTGACTGTGTTGCAAGAAATCTGCGAAGTGGCAAATGAAGCTGGCGTGTGGCTCGGCTTTGACGTGGTGAGAACAGCGCCGGGCACGTTTGAATTTCGCACTTACACGGGACAGCGTGGGCAGGATCACGGACGGGCAAGCGGCGATCCGAGACTTGTTGGCAGGCAGTACGGCAACTTGAGCGAAGCGACTTTTGGCACTTACCATGCCGATGAGCGGAATGTGGTTTATGTCGGCGGGCAGGGTGAAGAAGACGCGCGGGTACTGGTTACAAGGTCTAACCCTACCAGATATTTGGCAAGCAAGTGGAACAGGCGCGAGTACTTCAAGGACTCAAGAGACGACTCCACCACCGCCGCTTTGGAAGCCGACGGTGACGCGGCTCTGGACGAGTTCAGGCCGAGACAGGTGCTGACCGGCACTTTGCACGACACGCCGGGCATGCAGTACAACATCCACTACTGGTTTGGTGACATTCTAAGCGTGGAAGCCTTTGGCTACCACGTTGACTGCCACGTTGGGAGCGTGAGGGTGAGAGTGGATCAAGACGGCGGTGAGCAACTTGACGTGAGACTGAGAGGCGAGTTATGAGCAACTTTGACGAGAAAACAGTTGAGCGCATAAAGAAGCTTGAGCGGGAAGTGGAAAGACTAAGGGTGAAAGAATCGCCGGGTGCATGGCAAGACTGGACACCGACTGTGACAGGCTGGGCGGCTGGCTACACTTGCATTGCCCGCTATTGCAAGGTTGGCAAGATGGTATCTGTAAAGATTAGAATATATGGAACGTCAAATTCGGCAAATGTTTATGTTACTCTACCGTTTACATCGGTTTCAGATGGCGTGTTTGCTTGGGCTTACGCTATGGATGATGGAGTAGGACAGGCGACTCCTGCTTATGTAGTACTAGACACTACATCGCGAATAAGAGTTTATTTGAAAGCAAGTGGTACGGCGTGGACAGCAAGCGGTGGCAAGCGCATGATGACCACTTTCACTTACGAGGCAGCATGAAACCAATAATTGACATCTCGTTCTGGCAAGCGCCACTCGCTATTGACTACGATAAGTTAGCCGAACAGGTTGACGGCGTGATATTGAGAGCGGCTTACGGCACAAGTAAAGACATTCACTTCGACCAGCATTACAGCGAACTATCAGCACGGGGCGTGCCTTTGGGAGCGTACCACTATCTTATCGGCTCGCAGTCCATGAGCAGGCAGGCGATTGCGTTCGCGACTATTCTGGAAGGCAAGCAACTCACGCTCGACACTTGGATGGATGTGGAAGACATTCGTTACGGAACGAGGTTGTATCGCAATCAAGTCCTTGAGTACGCCGCCTTAGTGCCTGACTCCGGCATCTATACCAGTCGCTCACGTTGGCACGAGATAATGGGAGGCGCATATTTGACAGACCGCAAACTCTGGGTGGCGCACTATACCACTGCATCACAGCCGTTGATGCCAGTCGGCTGGCAAGGTTACTGGCTATGGCAGCACACGAGTTCCGGGCGGCTTGACGGCTACGCTGGCAACCTCGACATGAACCGCTTTGGCGGGAGTGAGCAGGAATGGCTGGCTTGGATCGGTGAAGAAGAAGAGCTTGAACCAGAACCTGAACCAGACGAACCATTGTTCCAAGCACGCGTTTACAGTTGGGCAACGCCTTATGTGAACGTGAGAGCAGAGCCTTCATTGAGCGCAGGCAAAGTCGGCTTCAAATACCCGCTTGCCGTGACCGATGTTATGAGCACCGTGCCTGACTGGTACGAAGTGCCCGAAGGCTGGATGATGTCTCGCTTCTTAGAACGGCTTGACTATGACCCGCCTGCCACGATGCTGGCAATCAAGCCGCTCTCACAAAGAGACACGCGCTGGGCTTCTCACAAACTCGGTTATTCCTATTACACGATAGGCGGTTACGGATGCCTTATCACCGCAATCTCGATGATACTCAACTGGTACGGCAAGTCAACAGACCCTGCTCAACTCAATGACGCTCTGGTTAGGGTGGGTGGCTTCACAGGCGCTAACCTTTACTGGAACGCAATCGCGCAAGTTCAGCCGGACGTGTATCTGGCAAAGTCTATCGATTGTTATTACATCCCCGCGCCCTTGCACGAAATAGACGCTCTGCTTGCGGATGACGTTCCGGTGTTGGTACACGTGGACTTCAATCTTTCTACACCGGCAGTTGAGCAGCACTGGGTTTTAATCGTCGGCAAGTCAGGTGGCGATTACATCATGAATGACCCGTGGACTGGTGAGCAAGGCTCATTCACAGCGAGGTACGGCGACCCTGCACGCTGGATTTTCCGCATCAGGGCGTATCGGAGGTTGAATGGCTAATTGGGCTAAGTTACAAGAAAACTTGACAGGCTTGCCAGTTGTAAAGCGGGCGCGTCACGGCATCCACTTCGACAAGGGCAACGGCGAGATTGTCGCCAACTTTTCAGGCAAGCCCTGTCACTATGAAGAGAAAGGCGTCTGGAAGCCAATTGACACGAAGTTGCTGTTACTACCGGACGGATTCTATGGCAGCCCACACTCGGACGTGAAAATCCACAAAGACGGGCGCGTCAAGGCTGGTGGTTATCAGCAGAAGTCAGCACTTGTTGATGCCAAAGAAGGCGTGGTTGATGGTGACAAGATTGTACGGGAGTTCAAGTTTGGCACTCAGTACCTGTATATGAAAGAGGACGGGTTCAGGCAGGAAACGGTTATTACCAGACCGCCTACAACAGCAGAGGCTAAATACCTTATCGCTTCTGAGTCTGGAGAATTACCGAGTAAGTACAAGCGGAGCGACATTACCGCCGTTGATGCAGATGGGGCAGTTCATGAGTTCGTCAACTTGGGACAGTTCAAAAAGTGGCTGGATTCGGCAGCTTACCCTGTCACGATTGACCCTGATTTTACTGGCACATCGACAGCAGGGGATTGTTCGCTAACCAGCACTACCAGAAATGATGGGGCAAGAACATTTTTTAGTACAGTTTATCCCGCTCACTTGATCCGCTTTGATTTATCCTCAATCAGCAGTGCCGCTACTTGCAGCGCGGCGACTTTGGTGTTTACTATTGATAGTGTAACGCCGCAATCAAGAACGAGAACATTCAAGATTTATAAAATCACAGACGCTAATGGCGATTGGATTGAGGGTACAGGCACAACGGCTAAAAACGCAAAGTCCGGTGAGCCGACCAGAGTTGCAAAATTTGCAGACGGTTCTGGCGGCACGACAACCGCGTGGGCTGGCAGTCAGGATTTAGGAACTGCTGGAACTGATTATGTTAATACGGAATTAGCTAACACGATAACGCTGGATGATAGTGACAGCGTTGGCGATACTTATACATTCACATTCAACGCTTCAGGGCTGGCGGTTTTACAGGACTGGTTTGGGGATGCTACTAATAACGGGTTTGTATGTAGGTCGGGGGCAAACATTGTTACTAATTTAGCCACATCTGAACACGCCACCGAAGCCTACCGCCCTGTCCTGACCGTCACTTATACAACTGGCTCTACTGGCGTTCCAAAACACTTCCTACATTATGCAAGGCTAAGGAGTAACTAACCTATGAACATACTCAAACAATCCACAGCGGCAACCGTAAAACTCGGCGCATTCGTTGACGACACGGACGGCAAGACCGCCAAAACAGGGCTGACCATCTCGCAAGCCGACATCCGCCTGAGTAAGAACGGCGGTGACTTTGCGCAAACGAATAACTCGGCAGGCGCAACGCACGATGAGTTTGGATACTACGACATTCCGCTCGATACCACCGACACAGGCACGCTCGGCAGGTTGCGAGTTGCGGTTAGCGAGTCGGGCGCACTTCCGGTCTGGCAGGACTTCCTTGTCGTTACGGCTAACGTGTACGACACCTTGTGCAGCACCGACACCTTCGATGTGAACGTGACCGCTCTGGCTGATGATGTCATTACCGCTGGCAAGTTTGACGAGAGCACCGCCTTTCCGCTCAAGTCGGCAGACACAGGCAGCACGCAGGTCGCGAGGGTGGGGGCTGACTCGGACACGCTCGAAACGTTGAGTGACGAGATTGCAGCGGTGAAAGCAGAAACAGCCGCGATTCTGGTAGATACAGGCACTACGCTTGACGGCAAGCTCAATACCATTGACACCAACGTTGACAGCATTCTTGCCGACACTGGCACGGACGGGGTGGTGGTCGCAAGCGGTCAAACTGTGGCGACTGTCACAAACCTGACGAACCTGCCTACAATGCCCGCCGACTGGGTTACGGCTTCCGGCTTGAAAGCCGATGCTGTTACGGAAATCCAATCAGGGCTGGCATTAGCTGCTGACTTGCAGGACGTGGAAGACAAGATTGACGTTATCGCAACCGACACGACCACAGAGATTCCGGCAACGCTGGCAACGCTGGCAACTTCAGCGGCTCTGGCTACGGTGGATACAAACGTGGACTCGGTGCTGGCTGATACCAATGAAATCCAGGCTGAACTAGCAGACGGTGGAAGAACGGACTTGCTGATCGATTCGATAGTCGACGCTACCACAGCGACTGGCGTTCTGCTCAAAGACGCCGCAATTGAAGCAATATTCAATGACGTTGTCGTTACCGGTACTTACACCTTTGCCCAACTGATGAAGATTATGGCTTCGGCTCTGGCTGGCAAGTTGAGCGGAGGCGGATCAACCACCCTGACATTCAAGAGCGTGGACGGCGCAAGCGATGTGATTGTGGCAACGGTGGATGCTAACGGCAACCGCTCGGCTGTCACGTTGACGGTGTAAAGGTGGAATCAACCTATATTCTCATAGATCAATATTGGGGCGGTTCGTATTGGGGCGGCTTGTATTGGGGCATCATCAATATCGTGCCGTTCGATTACGCTGAAATATGGGACGGCTCGGTTGTAATGAATATGGCAATTGCAGGTACAGTCAGGCTCAATAAAGAAGTCAACGCAGGCGTAATACTCAACGAAGAGATTACCGACACTTACTCGGAACTGGAGGCTATTTAATGGCTGATACGATTATTCACAATGGCGATGTTGGCACAATTATTCGCCTGACTATCACGGAAGACGATGATACCACCGCTGTTGACGTGAGCGGGGCAAGCGTCAAAACGTTCTATTTCCTGAAGCCGGACGGCACGAAGGAAAACGTTGACGCGGAGTTTGACTCAACCGGTGCAGACGGCAAGTTGAAATATACAACCATTGCCGGCGATATTGACACGGTTGGTCGCTGGCAGGTCCAGGCTTACGTTGAGATCGGGGCGGCAAAGTATTACTCCACGAAGACAACGTTTATTGTGCAGAGCAATCTAGCATGAGCGGAACTGT